TAAAAATTATGACGGTGAAAACTTGGGCGAGTTCAGAAAAAATCTTTCCACATTTGGAGCTATTAAAGTAAGAGAGGATGGAGACGTATCAAGTTTACAAGTTGAAGTGAATGCGGGAAACTATGAAAGCATTGTGAAACTGCTGAAGAAAACTATAATTGAAAATGGTGGCGGATTCGACAGCAAGGCAGACACTCTTGGAAATAATCCGAACCAACTTAATATACGTTCGATGTACTCAGACATAGATTTGGAAGCAAATGACTTTGAAACTGAGTTTCAGGCAAGTTTTGAGGAAATGATATGGTTTGTGGCAAATCATTTGAAAAACACAGGACAGGGCGACTTCATAAAGGAAAAAGTGGAAGTTGTGTTAAATAGAGATATACTTGTGAATGAAAGCCAAGCGATTTCGGATATTAGAAATTCGGTTGGAATAATTTCGGAGGAAACACTTGTTGCACAGCACCCTTGGGTAACTGATGTTCAGGAAGAGCTTGCAAGAATTGAGAAAGAAAAATCAGAACAGCTTACGCATGAACAGACTGATTACGCTAATTTTGATGACGGTAAACATAATCACAATGGTGATTTAAATGAGTGATTATTGGAAAGAGAGATTTATTGAAGAAGAAAGCCGAGTTAATCAAATGACCGTCAAAGAAATAAAGAAACAACAGGCTGAATACGATATGGCAATCACTAGGATAAATCAGGATATTGAAACATGGTACAACAGGATTGCTAAAAATAATGATGTAACATTGGCAAATGCAAAGGAAATGCTTAGTAAGAGGGAACGTGAAGAGTTCAAATGGACTGTAGAAGAGTATATTAAAAAAGGTTCAGGGAAGGATAGTTTGAAGTTTTCAAAAGAACTTGAAAATGCAAGTGCCAAGTACCATATAGAGAGATTAGAAGCTATGAAGTTTCAGGTACGTGCTGAAATTGAAAAGTTGTACAATGATAACGGCAACGGCTTTAAAAATTATCTAGGCAAATTATATGAGGATCAGTATAACCGTACATTTTTTGAGATTGCAAAAGGTACTGGTATGGGTATTGGTTCAAATATGTATAAATTGAATGATAAATTGGTAAATACTGTTATTTCTAACCCTTGGGCTTCTGACGGAAAACATTTTTCAGACAGGATATGGGAAGACAAGGAAAAACTTCTAAATACTTTACATACTGAAATGACGCAGGCTTTTATTCGTGGGGACAAACTCGACACCTTAATAGAAAAAGTTGTTAAAAGAATGAATACAAGCAGAAGCAACGTGGCAAGGCTTGTCTATACTGAAAGTGCCGCCTATGCTTCTAAAGCTAGAATTAAGACTTATGAAGATTTGAATATTGAACGTTATGAAATTGTCGCTACTCTTGACAGCAGGACTTCTGAGATTTGCCAGGGGCTTGACGGTAAAGTGTTCGAGTTTAAGGATTACGAGATTGGCATAACTGCTCCACCGTTTCACGTCAACTGCAGGACAACTACAGCACCATATTTTGAAGATGAGAAAGAAGAGGAACGTGCTGCAAGGGATAAAGATGGAAAAACTTATTATGTACCGAGTGATACGACTTACGATGAGTGGTTTAAAAAATATCAGAAAGATGAAGTTGAAAAAACTGGAAATGATGGTATAATTGAGTTGACAAAACTTAAAGAGATTATGACAGGTAAAGATTACGAAGAATACAAGTCTATCTTGAACAAATGCCCCAATGAAAATATAAAAGCTCTGTATAATGAGCATTTTAACAGTTTAGATAAAATTGAAATCTTAGATGAATACAGAGGGAGTTTTACACCACGAGAAAATAAAATAGTATTTGGGTATGCTGATGAAAAATATATTAAGCAGGGTAGTCATAAATTTGAAACACTGGCACACGAAGTAGGACACTTTTTTGATAATAATAAATATTATAATGATTTGACTTATCTTGAAATAGAAGGTATTCAGAACAGTACTTTATTAAAAAACACGTTTCCGAAAATACCTAGCTCAAGCGACATATTTTTAGATGCGGTAAGAAAAGATATAGAAATTTTAAGGCAATCAACAAATGGATTTAAAAATTTTGGCAGTCTAAAAGAGAAATTGTCCGCAACAGCACAAAGTTCAGGAATTCAAGATTTTTTAGATGGGATATGTGACACTAAAAAAAGAAATATTTTTGGCTGGGGACATGGTAAAGGGTATTACGACAGAGAGTACAATGTTGTTAAAAAAGCAGGGCGACTTAATGATTTGAAAGATTTCTATAACAGTATAAGATATGATGCTAAAACACAGCAAAAATTGAAAGACATAATCAGAAACTACAGAACAGCCTCAGAAGTTTGGGCCAACATAACACAGGCGGTAACCTTGGAAAATGAAACTGGAAACATTAAGTTTATCAAAGAGTACATGCCTAATTCTCTGAAAACGTATTTAAAAATAATTAATAATAGGAAGTAGGAGGTCAAATGGATAATATAAGATACAACTATTTAGGTGGTGGTTTTGGATTTAATTATGAGCACCCAAAACTTGAGGAGTACAAAAAAAAGATAGATTCAAATTTAGTTATTGAACTTCCTTATAGTGAAAAATATTTAGAGGATGTTTTAGAAACAATAGAAAGGTCTTTGGAAAACGGTAAAGATTTTTATACTAATGCTCCAAATCACATAAAAAGAAAGATGGAAGAAATAGCAGAAATACTGGAAGATTCAGACACAATTATTTAAATATAATCACGGTTATTAGTTTAATCGTGATTTTTTTTGTTTAAGGAGGAAAAATGATAACACTTAATATCTACCATAGCGACGGAAATTACATGGGTGTTAAATATGAAAAAACATTGAAGAAATTTATTAAGGAAGCTGATAAAGGTAAAAATGTAAAGTTAATAAGTGGAAACAGAGAATGGTATATAAATACGGCTTTAATACTAGCGTTTGAGGAGGTGAAGGGAGAATGAAAATATTTATAAGTCAACCGATGAGAAATAAGAGCCACGCTAACATAGAGCAGGAAAGAGAAGAGATAGTTAGCCGATTGAAAGAAGAGTATGAGGAAATAGAGATTATAGACTCAGTTTTTCCGATGATAACAGGTAAAAGAAATAGTTCCTTGCGATACTTAGCGAAGTCTCTGGAATTAATGTGCGATGCAGATATAGTAGTTTTTGCACAAGGCTATGAATATGCTAGAGGGTGTAAAATTGAATATGAGTGTGCTGTTAGTTATGGACTAGCAGTAAAAATTTTATAAAAAAATCGCCTTTTTAGAATTTGCAGGCGTAAAAGAACAAATCAGAAAAAATAATCTCGTTGGCATACAACGTAAAAAATGGATGGGAGTGAATAGATTATGAACAAAGAGGAATTGTTAAAATTAGGTCTGTCAGAAGAACAGGTGGAAAAAGTGCTGTCAGCAAATGCGGAACAACTGAAAGGATTTATACCAAAATCAAGATTTGATGAGGTAAATAATACCAAAAAACAGCTGGAAAAGGATTTGAAGGACAGGGATGTGCAGCTTGAGAATTTAAAAAATAGTTCTGGAGACGTGGAAACAATGAAACAGACTATTGAAAATTTACAAAGGGACAATAAGGCTGCAAAAGATAATTTTGAAGCTGAACTTGCTAAATTTAAATTGGAAAGTGCAATTGACACTACGCTGCTTAGTTCAAATGCAATTAATACTAAAGCGGTTAAGGCTTTGCTTGATATGGGTAAAATCAAACTGGATGGTGAAATTCTGATTGGCATTAATGAACAGATAGAAGCTTTGAAAACTGCTGAAGACAGCAAGATGCTATTTAAAATGGCAGAATCAAAACCGAAAGAGCCTAACTTTTCAGGAGTTAAACCTGGAGAAGGGAATACAAACAACGGTACTGACGAAAGTACCGGGAAAATTAAAACTTATTCCGAGATGATGGCGGAACAAAATTAAAATTATAGGAGGATATATTTATGGCGAAAGCATTATTTGACGCAAAACATTTTAATGGCGAGGTATTCGGAAAATATGTCGATACCATACCAAAGACAAAAAGAAATGAGTTACTGAAATCAGGAGCGATAAGAAATGCACCACAGTATGTGGATATGATGAATGAACAGACAGGAGGGTATTACGTAACAACGCCTTTATTCGGTAGAATAGGCGGAAAACCTGATAACTATGACGGTAAAACTGATATTAATTCAACGTCTATGAACACATTCTCGCATTCAAGAGTTGTCGTGGGTAGAGCAAAAGGTTGGGTTGAAAAGGACTTTTCACACGATATAACAGGCGGAGTTAATTTTATGGATCAAGTAGGCTTACAAGTATCAGAATACTGGGATGATATAAACCAGGATTTACTGTTGTCAATTTTAAAAGGTGTATTTGCCATGACTGGGGCAGACAATGAAAAATTTGTTGATGAGCATACTTATGATGTTTCAAAGGAAACAGATGTGGCTAAACAAGTGTTCAATGTTACAACATTAAACAATGCCTTACAAAAAGCTGTAGGGCAAAACAAGGCAAGATTTTCATTGGCGATAATGCACTCGCAGATAGCTACAAACTTGGAAAACTTGAAACTGCTTGAATATTTAAAATATACGGACGCAGATGGGATAGAGAGAAATTTAACAATAGCAGCTTTAAATGGTAGACTGGTTTTGGTTGACGATTCTATGCCAACCGAAGAAGTGCCAAAATCAGGAAGTAATCCTGCCTACACAAAATATACAACGTACGTGTTAGGTGAAGGTGCTTTTGAATTTACTAATCCAGGAGCGAAAGTTCCATTTGAAATGTTCAGGGATCCAAAAACAAATGGTGGACAAGATACTCTTTATTCAAGAGAGAGAGTATGTTATGCCCCATACGGAATTTCATTTACAAAATCAAGTATGGCAACATTATCTCCAACTGATGCCGAACTGGAAATGGGTGCAAACTGGGAGCTGGTGAACGATAATTCTACTGGAACAAAAACATACATAGATCATAAAGCCATACCTATTGCCAGAATAATTTCGAGAGGATAGAGTGATGGCTATGGATTATATCACAGACATCAGAGAAGATGTTAAAAAATATTTAAAGTCGCTAGGCTATGAAGTTGTAGATGGCGATTTATTTCTATTGGATAACTCCATTCAGACAGTAAAGTATTACATTTGTAATAAAACTAATCAAAAAAAAGTTCCTGAAGGATTAAAATACGTTTGGTTAAATAGGAGTGCGGCTGAGTTTCTCAACTTCAAATTAAAAATGAATCAACTTGATATTCCTGGGTTAAATTTTAACCGTATAGCAAAAGAGATAAGTGAAGGAGAAACTAAAGTAGTTTTTGAGGACAGTAAGACCACAGGAGATAAATTTGAAGTATTTTTATCAACGCTTTTAACTTATGGAGAAAGCGAGATACTCAAGTACAGGAGGCTAGTATGGTAAGCGAAATCTTAAAAAGCGCAAGAGAAGCGATACACTCTATGTGGGACGGATTGTGTACTGCTTTTGAAAATAAAAATTCAAAAGACAAGTACGGAATAGTAAGCTCTGAAAAAGTGGAAATATGCAAAAACGAGCCTTGCCGGCTAAGTTTTAAAAATATCAGCCAAGCAGAACAGACAGGACTGGGGGCTAATGTTTCTCAAGTTGTTAAACTGTTTATTTCTCCAGAAGTTTACATTCCTCCAGGAAGTACGATTGAAGTAACTCAGAACAACGTAACAAGGAGATACAAGCACAGTGGAATATCAGCAGTTTACACAAATCATCAGGAAATTGTGCTTGAAGCGGAACAGGAGAAAGCATAATGGCAAGTTCAAAAATAAAAGTGCAGTTTGATGGACTGAAAGCCTTCCAAAGAGTAATCGAGGAAATGGAGAAAGAAAAGGAGCAGCTGATGATTGACACTATAAAAGAATTAGCTGGTAGACTTCTACGTAAAGTAATTAAAAGGACACCTGTAAGCTCTCCAAACTTTGGAATTGCTACCTATAAGAGAGATAATAAGAAAAAGGGTATAAAAAAGGGTGATACCATATACGATAAGAAAGGTAGAGCTAGAGTTCTAAAAACCAAGACAGTTTCGTATAAAAAAGATGGTAAAACAATCTCTAAAACATATGGTGGACAAGGCGGAACTCTAAGAAAAAACTGGACTGTATCAGATGTGAGAAAAAATGGAGAGAATTATGAGATAGAAGTTTCAAACTCTACTGAATACGCAAGTTATGTCGAGTATGGGCATAGGCAGGCACCAGGAAGATTTGTTCCTGCTATTGGGAAGAGATTGAAAAAGTCCTGGGTAAAAGGTAAGTTTATGCTCACAATTTCTGAAAGTGAACTGCAAAAGCAAGCTCCAGCTGTTATTGAGAAGAAGATTACTGAATGGCTTAAAAAGTTAGGAGGATAGATGCTAAATGAAATAGTAAATGCAATAGGGTTGAAACTGTCTGAAAATTTTGAAGGAATAGACGTACACAGGGAAGAACTGGAGCAGGGTTTTAAAGAGCCTTGCTTTTTTATTGACTTGTTGAATCCTAGTGAAAAACAGATTGTTGGAAACAGGTATTTAAGAAGCTATCTTTTTGACATTACATATTTTCCCAAAGATAAAAAAGCCCAAGAGATATTTGAAACACTGGATAAACTTTATACTGTGCTTGAATATATAAAACTTGATGATGGAACACTTGTTCGAGGAACTGACAGGAACTCAAGGGAAGAGGACAAAGAACTGCATTTTTTTGTCACGTATGAAATGTTTATTTACAAACTGGATGGAGAAAAAACAAAAATGGGAAAACTTGGAATAAATGCTGGATTGAAGGAGGATTGAAATGGCAGATAATAATAGTGTTGAAAACAAAGCGCAAGCAAAAAAAGAAAGTACTGAAAATAAATCAGATGAAACTAAATTTGTAAAAAGTCAGATTATAGGATCAGATAAATACAAAAACAGAGCTGATTTATTAAATGTCTTATTAGAGGATGACAAGGAATACACGTTGTCAGATGTTGATAAGAAATTAGAGAATTTTTTAGACAAGGAGGTTAAATAATGGCTTATGGTGGAGGTACCTGGCTAGTACAGAATAAAGTTTTACCAGGTACATATATTAATTTTGTAAGCAAGGAAAGAGCAGAACTTGTATTCTCAGATAGAGGGTATGCCGCAATCGGAGTTGAGCTTGACTGGGGTGCTGATGAGGAAATTTTCAAGGTGGAAAATGGAGATTTTATTGAAAATTCAACGAAATACTTTGGGCATTCATACGATAGTGATAAATTAAAAGGTCTGAGAGATTTCTACAAGCACGCTCAGACTGGGTATATCTATAAATTAAATACCGGAGGGGTTAAAGCGTCAAACACTTTTGGAACTGCAAAATATGCAGGAGAAAGAGGGAATGACATTAAAATATCAATTCAGGCAAACGTTGACAATGCTTCTCTGTTTGATGTTACGACTTTTGTTGAATCTGAAAAGGTGGATGTTCAGACAGTTGCGACTGCAAAGGATTTAAAGAACAATGACTTTGTAATTTTTAAATCAGATGCAACTCTTACAGCAACAGCAGGAACACCTATGACAGGAGGGACAAACGGAACTGTGACAGGCGCATCACATCAGAAATTTTTGGATAAAATAGATAAATACTTTATCAATGTTTTAGTTTGTACTTCCAACGAGAAAACTATAAAAGATTTGTATGTACAGTACACAAAGAGAATGAGAGATAAGGTTGGAGCTAAGTTTGTATGCGTAGTTTATCGTGCTGATGACCCGGATTATGAAGGTGTTATTAATGTTAAAACTAAGACACTGGATTCTGATTTTCCTGAAAATTCAGCGGTATACTGGGTTGGCGGAGCAGAAGCATACTGTGCTGTTAATAGAAGTTTGACAAATCATAAATACAATGGAGATTTTAAACTTGAAGTTGAGGAAACACAGACAGAGTTGGAATTAGCTGTAAAAGCTGGATATTTTATTTTCCACAAAACTGGAGATGAAATAAGAGTTCTGAAGGACATCAATTCTTTTGTTTCTTTCATAAAAAGAAAAAATAGAGATTTCTCTTTCGCTCAAGTAATGAGAACTTTAGATCAGATTGCTATTGATGTGGCAACAATATTTAATAAAACTTATTTGGGTTCGTCGAACAATACCGAGTATGACAGAAATGACTTGAAACGTGATATTTCAAAACATCATGAAACGTTGGAAGATTTGAGAGCGATAAAAGACTTCAATGAGGAGACAGATATTACGGTTGTTGAAGGGGAAACCAAGGAAAGCGTATTGGTCACAACTAATATTAAACCAGTCGTGGCAATGGAAAAACTTTATATGAACGTAATTGTACAATAATTTAGATAAAGGAGTGTGAGGATAAATGAGCGACACAGCAATAATGAAAGGAAAGGACGCCATATCTGGAAGTCTCGCCAAATGTTTTGTTACAGTTGGGAATAAGAGATACAACTTTATGCAGGCTATTAATGTTAAAGCAGAAATGGAGAAAACTAAAGTTGAAGTTCCAATTTTAGGTAAAACTGGAAAAGGAAACAAAGCAGCAGGATGGAAAGGTACTGGAAGTGCTACTTTCCATTTTAACACCTCAATATTTAGAGAGATATTACAAGAATACACAAGAACAGGTAAGGATGTTTATTTCGATATGCAGCTTGTAAATGAAGACCCAACTTCGAGCGTAGGGAAACAAACCATAATGCTGATTGACTGCAATCTTGATGGTGGAATAATAGCACAGTTTGATGCGGATGCAGACTATCTTGAAGATGAGTTTGACTTCACATTTGAGGACTGGAAACTTATGGACAAATTTAATGCCCTTGACGGGATAAACATATAAGGGTACTTTTTGTGACATATTTTTTAGATTAAAGGATAGTTTTTGGGGAGTTTTAAGCTCCCTGTTTCCAATTAAATTTAGGAGGATAATTAAGAATGAAAGATTTAAAGTTTTTTTTAAAACAGAATACGATTCCTGTGGAAAATCAGGAAGTGGAAGTGTCAAAAAGATTTAAGGACGATGCAGGAAATACTGTTAAATTTGAGATAAAGTCAATTTCAAATGAAATGGATGATGCACTAAGAAAGCAGAATACAAGACAGGTTAAAAAGGCTAAAGGAGTAATTGTTCCAGAACTAGACCAGCAGAAATATTTCGTTGATTTAGTTTTAAAATCATTAGTTTATCCAGATTTGGATGACAAGGAGCTGCAGGATTCTTGGGGAGTAATGGACTCAAGGGAACTGATAAATGCGATGTTGCTTCCAGGAGAGTACACAGCTTTGCTTCAGGAAGTTCAAAAAATAAACGGATGGGATCTTAACGTAGAGGACATAAAAGATGAAGTAAAAAACTAATTGAGGCAAATGTGGCGGAGTACAACTATGCTTACTATTGCCTGCATAAACTGAAAATAAGGCCAAGTGAATTTGCTGAAATGGATATTTATGAGAAAGCGTTCATTATGGCCTGTATAGACATAAAAATAAAAAAAGAGAAAGAGGCTGAGAAAGAAGCTAAAAGAAAGGCTGGCCGTAAAAGGCGTTAGGAGGTTTAAAAAATGGCTACAATACAGAACAGCATAATTTTAAATGACAGAATGACGCAGACGTTTACAGCGATAAACAATGCTATAAGTGCAACAGTAAATAGTTTATCCAGTCTTGATGGAAAATCCATGAACATCAACACCGCTAATTTGACAGCCGCAAGACAGCAGTTGGCATTAGCAGAAAATGAACTTCAGAAAATGAAAGGTGACAGTAAAGCGGTAAACGATAACTTAAGTAAGACGCCCGGTATTGTTGATAAAATACAGAAAAAAATGATGCAGGTAGGAACAGCAATAGCAGGAGTAATGGGTGCAAAGCAACTGCTTCAGGCATCAGACCAGAATGCACAGATAACAGCAAGGCTTAACTTGATAACGGACGCACCGGAACAGCTGAAAGAACAGATTTACCAGTCAGCAAATGATGTAAGGGTTGCATATACGGATAGTATGAATCAGGTTGCAAAACTTGGGTTGCTTGCCAAGGATGCTTTTAATAATACTGATGAAATTGTCCAGTTTACCAACCTTATGCAGAAGGCGTTTAAAGTATCGGGAGCAGATGCAACGGAAGCAACAAGTGCAATGTATCAGCTGACACAGGCAATGGCGGCTGGAAAACTTCAAGGGGATGAGTTTCGTTCGGTAATGGAAAATGCCCCGATGGTAGCACAGGCAATAGCCAAGCACATGAATGTTTCGGTTGGAGAACTGAAAAAACTTGGTGCAGAGGGAATGATAACAGTGGATATAATAAAAAATGCTTTGTTTAGTGCTGGAGATGACATAAATGCTAAATTCAGAACTCTGCCTCTTACTTGGTCGGATATTTGGACACAAGCTAAAAACTTTGCCTTGCGGGAGATGGACGGCATACTCAAAAAGATAAATCAGTTGGCTAATTCAAAGGCTTTCCAGTCTTTCATAACTAATATGAAAATAGCTTTTATTGGATTGAAAGCAGTAGTAAATGGGATAGTTGACGGAATTGCTATGGCGGGTAAATTTATAGCTGATAACTGGCAGGCGATAAGTCCAATTATTTACGGAGTTACGGCGGCATTATTATGGTATGGAGCGGTTCAAGCTATTGCGGCGTTAGCGTCAGTTTGGTCTACTATGGCTACAATAGCCCAATGTATTGCGTTATTGTGGCAGATTGCGACAGAGTATGCAGCGATTGTTGCTACTGAAGGGTTGGCGGCTGCACAAACGACACTTAATTCGGCAATATGGGCCTTCCCCGGAACTTGGCTGGCGGCAGTTATAATCGGACTTATAGTTTTGATACTGTGGGCGGCAGTAGCCATAACTCAATGGGCGACAGGGACTCAAAGTGCCTTGGAAACAGTAGGTGGAATGTTTTATTGGTTTGCGGCTTTAGTTAGCAACATTTTTATAATTCTATGGGATATAATAGTGATTTTTGTATCAGTGGTTATACTTGCATTCATAGGACTGGGTACATTAATAGTAAACGTGTTCATAGGAATATGGAATGCAGGAGTTTGGCTTGTGAATGCACTTTTGCAAGGCTGGTATTGGATGGTTAACGGTGCGGCAATGGTCTGGGCTTGGTTAAAAGTAACTATAAGCAATATTCTGAAAGGTATTTACAATTTCTTTGTTGGGATTGCAAATGGGTTTATAGACGGTTATAACGCTATAGGAAGGGCAGCAGTAACTGTTGCAAATGGATTCCATAATGCTTTTGCCAATGCGATAAATTCACTTGCAAGAATGGTTGAGAATTTCGTTAATGGATTTTTGCGAGGATTAAATGAAATCGGTAAAGTTGTGGACTCTGTTATTGGTACACATTTCTCAAACGGCGGTGCACTTCAAATAAGTCTTGGTAGAATGGGTGGCGGAGGTGGAGCTTCATTTACCCCAGCTCAGCACATCCAAGCAATGGCTTATGGAGATGCCAATGGCGTGAAGGTAGCACAAAAGCAGGCACCGAAATTTGGATATGCTGGATATGCAGATGCTTCAGGTTTAATGGAAGGTGTCATAAATGGTGCTGGGAAGTTAGCGGGTGCAAAACTTACTGATTTAGGAGGAGCCTTTGATGATGGGAAAAATGCTACAAGGAAGGGCATTAAAGGGCTGACTGATGGATTTAATAAGGGTAAAGATGAACTGATGAACATGGGGAAAAATTTACCTGGAGATAAAGGAGCAGGTGGTGACAAAGGAAAAGGCGGAAAAGGTGGTGGGGGTGGAAAAGACCCCAACAACAAAAAGACAGCAGACAACACAGGTAAAATGGCTAATAAGATGGACGATATGAACGAGGACATGAAGTACCTGCGGGATATTGCTGAAAGGGAATATGTAAACAAATTCACAACTGCAGAAATAAAAATAGATATGACAAACTACAACAATATTTCAGAGCAGGCAGACGCAGATGACTTCATTGACGCGCTTGGCGAAAGGCTTGCAGAACATGTCTACACTGGAGCGGAAGGGGTGCATAGCGACTAATGAGAACACAGGGATATATTTTCTATATTGACAAGGTGCTTTTGCCTGTTGCACCTTCATCTGTCAATATTTCACATAAGAATATGAATAGTATTATCAATTTAATAAATGATGCGGAATTTAATATGTTAAAACAGGAAGGACTGCAAGAAATAAGTTTTAAATTCATGCTTCCTTCCCAACGTTACCCATTTGCCAGATACTTAGGATTTTATCAAAAACCAAGCTATTTTTTAAATAAGTTAAAGAACCTAAAAAAAAGAGCAAAGCCTTTTCAGTTAATTATAATAAGAACCTATCCAAATTCGGCACAGGCTTATTTCAACACAAACCTGAAAGTGTCACTTGAAGATTTTTCTGTTGAAGAAAATGCTGAGGAGGGTATGGATGTATATGTGGAAATTAAACTGAAAGAATTTATAGACCCACGTCCGAAACAATATATATCGAATGCAGACGGAACTGTCAGCACGCAAAACCAGAGATGGACAGATAAAGTTGAAAACAGAATAAAAGAAATGAAGTATGGTGACAAGATATGGCAGGTTATAAGGCGTGAAACTGGCGGACTTGACCAACTTGAAACGGTTATGGAAATAAATGGGATTTCTTCCTTAACTGGATTTGTAACGGATAAATTAAGGTTGTGGTAGAGATGCTTGAGGATATAAAAAACAAAATAAAATCCTTTATGTCAAAGCCGAATGAAGAAAGTTATGACATGGAAAAGGATGTTGAGCTGATAGCGGCAAGCCAAAGCACCAAAACCATAATCTCGCCAGTTGTTACAGACAGTATTGAGCTGTCTTTAGAAAGAAAAGCTGCACCAGGGAAACTTACATTCAAAATGATTTTCGATGAAAAGGTTCAGGAAGGTGATCAGGTAAGTTTAAAGTATCGGGGACAAAATGTATTTTTAGGCTACGTATTTACTAGAAAACTTGGAAAGAATAATATTGTAACAATCACAGCGTATGATCAGCTGAGATATTTGAAAAGTAAAGCATACTATGTTTTCAAAGGTAAAAAAGCAAGTGAAATAGTGCAGATGATAGCCGCAGACTTCAAACTTACACTTGGAGAAATTGAAGATACAAAACATGTATTCGAGAAAAGACGTGAGGACGGAACAACTTTAATTGACATGATTCAAGGGGCTTTGAGTGACACTTTGAGATTTACAAACAAGAGATATGTGATTTACGATGATTACGGGAAGTTGACTTTGAGGGAAACTGAAAGCCTTAAAATAAAAGATTTAATATTTGACAACACTTCAGGGAAAGACTTTGACTTTGAAAGTAGTATTGACAAAGAAACCTATAATCAGGTAGTCCTTGACTACGTAAATGATAAAGAGAAAAAACTTGAAAAATATCAGGTATTTGACAGTGAGAACATTACTAAGTGGGGGCTTTTACAGTATTTTGAGAAAGTAAACAGGAGCAACGCAACAGAAGCCGAAAGAAGAGAACGTGCGAATAAAATGCTTAAATACTATAATCAGAGAACCAAAACCTTGAAACTGAAAGGGATATTCGGTGATGTAAGGATTCGTGGGGGTTCTTCTTTTATTGTTTATATGGATGTTGCCGAGTTCAAGCTCGCAAATTATATGCTGGTTGACAAAGTTACGCATAAGTTTGGATTCAAGGAATACTTTATGGATTTGGACTTGGAAGGAAAAATAGGTAAAGAGGAGGGACACGATGGCGAAATTAGAACAAGCACTCAAGAAAATGATAAATAATGCAATTGAATACAATAAACCTTCTGAAATCTATGCAGGAAAAGTTGAAAGTGTTGCTCCGCTTACTATAAGGCTTGATATAAATGTACCTGTCCTGGAAGAAGATGAGCTTATACTGACACATCTTGTTAAAGATTATGAAGTTGACATTACTGTTGGGCATTCAACAGAAGAGACACAAGTTGTTGAAGGAGCTATGACAGATATAAAAAATCATAAGCACGAGTATAAGGGACGTAAGAAAATTACGGTTCACAACGGCTTAAAAGTTGGGGAAGGTGTACTTCTAATAAGGCAGCAAGGTGGACAAAAATTTATTGTCCTTGACAGAATTGATGATCCTCAGACAGAAGGTGAGTGGCTATGATACCAAAAATTGAAACGAGTGCAGATATAAAGGTAAAGGAACAGCCAACAAAAACATATAAAATGGAACTCTATAAAGGTAACTACATTTTAGGATTTGTTGACAGTCAAAAGGCTATGGAACAGGCAATTTATAAAATAATACGCACGGAACGATACAAATACATTATTTATTCCTGGAATTATGGAATTGAACTTGAGGATTTATTCGGCATGCCTGTTGAATATTGTGTCGTGGAACTGGAACGTAGAATTTCGGAAGCATTGTTACAGGATAACAGGATAACAGCGGTACATACTTTTGAGTTCGATACTGAAAGCGAGAGAGGTACAGTTCTGATTAAGAAATTTATTGCTGAAACAGTGTTTGGGAAAATTCAGATTGATAATGGGTTGGCGGTAACAATAATCTAAGGAAGGAGGATAATATGTTTGAAGTTGTGACTTATGAAAAAATAATGGAAAGAATGCTTGCAAGGATTCCGAACAGCTTGGATAAGCGGGAAGGCTCTGTAATATGGGACGCTTTGGCTCCAGCGGCAATGGAGCTGGAAAGCATGTATTTTGTGCTTCAGGATTTCATAAAGGAAACATTTGGAGATACAGCAAGTAGGGAAAACTTAATACGTAGGGCTTCCGAACGTGGAATATCTCCATACAAGGCAAGCAAGGCAGTACTAAAAGGTATTTTCGATATTGAGATACCTTTAGGGAGCCGTTTCAGTTTGGAAGACTTAAATTATACGGCAGTAAAATTTATCCAGCATAATACTGCTACAAACCTTTATGAATATGAAATGGAGTGTGAAAGTTCAGGAAGGATTGGGAATGCAAAAACTGGTAAAATAATTCCGATTGACTATATAAGTAATCTAGGACGTGCTGAAATAACAGAACTTTTAATTCCAGGACAAGATGAAGAGGGAACAGAAGTACTCAGAAAAAGATACTTTGACAGTTTTAACATGAAGGCTTATGGTGGGAATATTTCTGATTACAAGTTAAAAGTGCATGAAATAGAAGGTGTCGGAGCTGTTAAGGTAACTCCAGTATGGAATGGAGGCGGAACTGTCTTATTAACAATACTGGATAGCGATTTCAATCAAGCGAGCACTACCTTAATTAAAAAAGTACAAGATGTTATAGATCCAACAAAAGATGCACAGGGTTTGGGTGTTGCTCCAATGGGGCATATTGTTACAGTTCAAGGAACAACAAACGTTCCTGTGAATATAACAACCACTATTTCTTTTGAACCTGACTTCACGTGGCCACTTGTAAAATTAAAAGTTGAGGAAGTAATAAAGAATTACTTGTTGGAGCTTAGAAAAACCTGGGCATTAAAAAATGAAAAAGTGAGTAATAATCTTGTTGTAAGAGTATCAAGGATAGAAGCAAAAATACTTGACATAAATGGAATTTTAGATATTCAGAGCACAACAATAAATGGAAGTTCTAATAATTTACAACTTACTGAATATGAAATTCCTGTATGGGGGGGTGTTACAGTATGAAGTTTTTAGAAATTATAAATGTGAATTTACTGGAATACTTGCCCAAATTTATGCAGGAGTATAGAGAGATTAGGCGAATAATACAAAGTGAGGAACCTGAATTTAAAATCTTGTGGAACTTATTTAAAAAGGTGTTTAATAATCAGTTTATACAGTACTGTGACGAAGAAGGAATAAGCAAGTTTGAAGAGATGTTGGGACTGCACAGGTATGAAAATGATACGCTGGAGATTAGAATTTTTAGGGTTCTGACGTACTGGAATGACCAAATTCCGTATACGTGGCGAGTACTTGTAAATAAAATGAACCAACTATGCGGAACTGGGAATTACGAACTGAAACCTAACTTTAATAGTTACGAATTAGGTGTAACTACGAAATTTGATGATTCTAAAAAATATGACGAGTTGAATAACATGTTAAAAACAATGCTACCTGCAAATTTAGGATTTAAAAGCATTAATATACTCACTCCGAAAACTGAAAATAGAATATACATAGCAACTGGAGCAGTAAATTATATGAAATATGAAATAAGAGCAAAATTACCTGATGCAGTATTTAAGATATTCGCCACTTCAGGATTTATACACGGTAAAAAATATGTGATAGGAGGTTAGAAAAATGGCAATTTTTAAAGATACGACAGTGACAGATAATGGTCGTTCACTTATAGCGAATGCTCTTGGGAACAATAAGCAGATCACTTTTACTCGAATGGTAACATCAAGTAAGGTGTACAGTGATACTACTGATGTATCAAAACTCATAAATATTGACGAAATAAAACAGACAGTCAATTTGTCGAGAGTAAGTCAGGAAGGTACGAAAGTAAGGCTGAATGCGGTATTCACAAATGCGTCTGTTAACAGTGCTTATAAAATAGAAACATTAGGATTATACGGAAAAATAGACTCGGGGAACGAAATACTGTACAGTGTGACAAGAGCAGCAGAGGCTGACACAATGCCAGCGACAAACGGAATTAATCTGGCTACGGTCGAAATAGATTTGATAACTGAAATAAACAATTCTAATGGAGCGACAATGCAGATTAACCCATCCACTTTAGCTACACTGTCAACTTTACAGGATTACATAAAACACGAAGAAAAAATGAGCTGGATGGGTACGGTTGGATATGGAGGACTACTGCAGGATGCAGGAACTAAAAAAGTAGGAATAGCGTACTATGATAAAACGAATAAGCAGATGGTTGTTCCGACTGTTGAAAACCATCTGACTTATTATGAAAGTACAAAATTTATTCCTATTTCAGATTATCAAACTGCAAACAAATTAGAAAATTTATACGAAGTTATACCAGGAACTTTAAATGCAAGTCAGATTGCTGGCTTTTCTTCTGCAACTCTATATAAAAAGGCAGGCGTAGTATTCCTGAACATAGACGATAACCAAAGGCTAAATG